GTTATCACCCGATGCAGTTGTAAACTGATTGGTTCGTAATCTCATATATGTTCCTGCAGGAACACCGGGCAACTCATTACCATCTTCGTCAAAACCACCAATAGGATTTCCTGCATCATCAAGTGGGGGTGGAAGAATAAAGTTACTTCCCTTCGCCTCTTTAGATAACACCTTTACTCTCGTACATCGAGTTATTGGTCCATCAGTATCAGCTTTTACAATAAGCTCATCTCCTTCTTCTATCTTTCTGCTATTTTCACCCTCTAGCAAAAACCATGTAGAACCTAAAGTGACATCCTCAAAAAACAAGTTTGAGTATATAATGTCATAATTTTCTTTATCAGGCTTTATGCAAAACTTATAATACTTCGCCCATGGTGGAGCTAATTGAGCAGGAGGTATTTCTACTTGTATTTTATTTTGACTTACTGAACTTCCACAAGGGAAATATTCGTTATTGTTTTCACTAACCAAGGCTGTAGTGGCTCTAGAAAATTCATCTAAATATATTATACCTATTTCATATCCCCTGTTGCTATGAAGACTTGTTGCGTTTGCTATCTTAGTAAACTCTGCAGTAGCAAGACTTATACTTTGATACTCATAAGATACATTGCCGGGGTTAGCAGTATCGGTATATTCAAGTGCATTAAGTTGTATTTTAATAATATTGGGAGTTGCCTGAGAAGCAATAATTTTAAATCCTTCGCCCAATCCATCTACACCACTACCTGATTTATCATATGCAGTATTATTAGTTGTATCATTTAAAGTATTCAATGCGTCACAATTGTATTGGTCAGTTAATGAAGTTCCATTACAAGAGTCTGCAAAGTTTGCCTCAATCGCAGATACAGCATCAATAAATTCTTGAGAATTTGCCATGGTAAAAGCGTCATTATAACTCGCAGGAAGTAAGAATGTAAAATCAATCGCTATATTATCATTTGTTTCTGTTAATGTGTCACTTGTAAAGTCAGCATGAGATAAATCTGCATCTACTGTAAATGCGGCTCCTTGAACCAAATCTACTGTTGAAAAATCTAAAACTAAAACACTATTAGGTATTTGTTCTCCTTGAGCAGTTGGGTCTATATTATAAGTTCCTGTATCAAAGGTTACAGTTAATGATTCGTTATCAACTTCTTCACTAATAGAGTTAGTAAAATATTCTAATTTAACAGGAGAACCAAATTCATCTACGACATCATTACCATCAAAATAGTTTCCATACATCAATCTGTTACCCATAAGAGTTTGAGCCTTGGCTTTCAATGGCACATTGTCAAATGTCCTGAATATCTCTGTGTCGGGTAAAACTTGAAATACTTTACTGTTACTAAATGTATATGTTTCTGTTGAGTTGTCCGGTAGTCCTAAATCTTCTTTATTAAAAGACTCTATGACTTTAATCACATTCGTGCTGTTATCCTTAAACAAAAGGTCTACTCCAACCACTAGCGGTCCACCTGTATTATATTCAATTCTAACTATGTTTGTAGAATTTAACATACCACCGTTTAAAAAAGTGTCAAACTCAAAATTAAAAGGACCGGGTATAAAAGCCGGAGGAGAGAATGGAGATGTTGCAGAAAATGCATTGTCTGCATACCTATATCTATAAGCAAAAGATAAAAACCTATCTTCCATATAGTTGTTGGCTGAATTAGATGGTAATGGTGTTATAATCGGGGCAAAAGCCGGGGGTCTCTTTATAACAAGAATATCCTCTGCAGAAAATTGGTCTACATTTAAAACAGGGTTAGGATAGTTTTTTGTGGTGCTTATAAATCTAGGTGGATTAAAGTTGTCAGTAAAAAATAATAAGTTCTCAATAAGGTTGACCCCCAATACTAATTCTTTTTCATCAAAATTTAATGTGGTATTTATTCCGCCTCCGTCATCAATACTTACTATGTGATATACAAGTAAATTATTTGTAGTATCAAAAGATACTATCATATCGCACTTGCCGGTAGCACCTACAGGAAAATTTGAGTCATGGACAAACCAATAAAGAATTTCGTTTTCTCCATTTTCAAAAGCCCCTATGCATTTGGCATCAGACGATAAAGGTGTGTTGTTAAATGATAGAGTGGTGAGTTGTTCGTTACCTTTAGCTAGTTCAACTGCTCCAATCTCTGTAACTTCAGTAGAACCTAAACGAACATTGACAGCATCTATATACTGACCATTAGGCAAGAGTCTCTCATCAAGACCTTTGTTCATCTTACCTGCTACAAAATTTCTAGTTACATTTGCCATTCTACTTTATCCATTTATCTCTACCCCTTAGATTCATTAATAATCTACCGGGATGTATATTGCTAATTCTTATTTTGGCATTTCTCAACAAAGCACTTTTTCTTTTTCTCGCCCTGTTTACTATGTATTCTTGTACACCTAATTTTGAACTTAAAATAGCAAATTCGATATATGCATAAATATATTCTTCAAATAATTTGTTTACTGTAATTTTGGAATTATCTCCTTGCTCCATGCCGTCAGAAATATACTCAAGAACACATTTTTCTCCTGCCATGCCTGAACTAAAATTAATCACTCCACCTTTATTATCTATGCTAAATGTAGGGTTTGCGTTTGCAGTTTCTGTATTCAATCCAAATCGAGAACCTATAGTGTAGTCAAAATACCAATAACCATCACAACAATATCCTTCGTACCCATAAAATATGCTATTTTTATTTAGGTAAATACTTTTCAAACCCCCCGTTATTCTTTCCAAATCTAAATTTGAGTTTTCAGGTTTCAATATATTCCCATCATGGTCAAATAAAATTCTACATTTATCATCCTGTAAGTATGCACCTGCATAGTTGGTTTGAATGTTTTCTGTTAAAGGATAAAGTAATCCGTTTTTAAAACAAGATATTCGTACCCAATTTACATAATCCTGTGGAAGTACAAATCGCATCTCTTTACAAACATCTAGTTCTAATATTTTAACTTCTTTGAATGCGTCATAATTTAATTCTTGTATTGCTCTTTTGGCATGAAAAAGAATCTTATACCTCTCTTCGTTGTTTACTAAAGAGTGATTGCCTGAATACATCAATTGAAAATTAGTTATGATGTCTTGTAGGCTCACATATTGATAAGACCCCCAATTAGCATTCTCGGGAAGATTTCCTCCGTTCTCGTAATATTGATATGGTGTTATATATGACATAATCTATTTTTCTTGTTGGTCCTCCAAAGCCTCTTGTGCCTGTCCAAACTGAACAGCTTGTATTTCTCTAATTGACATACCTGCAAATTGCAATATTTTATTTATCAAACTTGGTTCGTCATCAAGTGGTAATTCAAAGTCTTGATAGTCTGCAGCCGTTTGGTCAAACACCGGCTCACCACCTGCTAATGTAATATATGTCCAAACAGGGTCTTTTGGGAATCGAATATACTGACAAGTTAAATCACCTACGTTATTTATTGTGCTAGGAAATGCCGTTACAATACTACCTGCTTGAGTGTATGCAGGATAAAGAGACGATGGTGCAGTTAGCATCGACTGATTCAATAAAGTGATTTTGTTTTGATGAACTCTTTCTACTTCATTTTGACGAGCTCCATCCGTATATAATATTTTATTTATTAAATAATAATCAGACGGCATATTCCAAGTATTTGAACCCGGAGAACCCGGAACAGTTTGTATCAAAGGGGCTATAACACCAAAGGTATCTATAACTTCTTCATATCCTTTTTTAATATCAGCATACCCTGTTCCTGATTGTCTTGCGTTTTCTTTATTAATTTGATAATTATATTGATAAAAGTAATCTTCAAATATATCTAACTGTGCCTGTTTTGCAAACAAGTTAAAATCGCTTGGAGATACATAACCGTAATTATTCTTATTAAGAATAGACAAGACAGTTTGTCTAACTGAATTTATCATCTATAAATCTTTTTTACAAAGATAAACAAAAAAAAAAGAGGGCTAATTTTTAGTCCTCTTTTTGATATTGATAAATAAGTTTCAATTACACTATAACAGGTTTGGCTACCAAGCCTACTACCGCTTCTGCATTCTCAGCAGTTATGCTTCCTGCAAGTTGAATACCTGCCATAGCTAACATAGTTCCTTGCGGTACTATTAATTTTTGACCTGCCGCAACATCTTCTATGAAACCCGGTGTAGGCATATCAGCATCAGTCAATTCAGTCACTAAAGAACCACTTTGAGTCCAAGTCCCTGCAACAGTTGGGTTAGCATTCAAATCATTTGATGTGTAAAAATTAAACACATAATTAAAATCAGCAGTAGCCGTTCCAAGTGATTTACATGCTTTGAAAAACACCGATGAAACTTGTACTGTTTCAGGAAACATCAATACGGAAGTTTGAGTGAAAGGAAATTGTATACCACCCCACATCACGGTGTTTCCTCCAAATGGGTCTTCGGGTGTGGTGTAAGCAAAATTTACGATTGTTCCTGTATATGTGTAAGTCGCTAAATCAAAATCATTAGGAAATGTGTAAACATCTCTATCTGAATTTGAAAGTTGTGAACCCTTGTTTTGAGTTTCAACATCAGGTGCGACTCCGTGAAACTTAGTTCCATTTGGTATTGCCATGCTCGAATTTTTTATAAGTTACTAAAGAACAAATATACAAATTTTATCCAAGCTTTTTTTCCAAGTATTCTAGCTTATCAATTCCTTCATCTGATTTGAAATAAGATGCTAAAATATATACAGGGTCTTCGCCAAATGGAATTTGTATTAATCTCTTTTTATTTCCGGGCAAATTAAAATATACATCCTTTTTTTGATTTTTAAATATCAATAATTTTTCATCAAAAAATGTTTGGATTGTAGAGTTTAATTGTAATCCGGGGTCCGATATTGCAGCTAAAAATTCTTTTGGATATTTTTTGGCATATATAAGTACATCTCTTTTTAATTCTGCACTAGACATTTGAGATACATTTCCAAACAGAATTACTTTTCCTAACATTTCAGTTTGTTCTAAAGTAAGTTCTTTAGCGGCTATCAATGCATCTACTTCAACATTCAAGTTTTCAACTTCACTAGCTGCATCTTTTGCTAAGTCTACCTCTTCAAATTTAACACCATTCATAGGATGGTAACTAAGGAATGTTTGTAATGCTTGATTTCTTTTTGGAACCTGTAATAACCCATTTTCAAAAACAATAGGTCTGACTATTGCATTTCCGTCTTGCTCGTCTTTAAAAGGGCTTTGTTGGTTTGTTGCGTACCTTAATTCTCTATTGGTTCCGTTCTCTTCGTCAAACCAAAGGAGTGGATTACGCTTGGAACTTTTGGATGGTAACATGAAGCTCAAAGGAGCTGATTTTCTTGTGAGTCTATAGACTCGGTCTTTTATTTCTGCTTTTTTTTTCATTATATTAAATTTAAATTTTATTAAAAAAGATAAGGGAGCCCGAAGGCTCCCGTATCATTTAGAGTATGTATTATTCTTCAAATAATACAAAGTTGTTCGCACCCATTACACAAACACATCTTTCTGATAAGAAGTTAACCTTCATTTCATCAATGTCTGTAGTAGCTGCTCCACCTGCAGACCCTGTAATCCATGTCTTATATCTTCTGTCTTCAGTTTCTGAAGCTCGATATCTTACATGAAGGTAAGGTCTCTTAGCATTTTTACCAAGAACTTGGTCATAAACACTTGTAGAACCTGCAGGTACTAACAGACCGTTAATACTACCTGAACCAACACCTTGTGGTAAATCACCTCTCATTGTTGGGTCATTTAGATATTTCC